ATGAAAAATCACATACCCGATGCTGGCACGGTCGATGATGCGACCCCGTTCATGCTGATCGAATGCCTTGAGGTTGAGCTTGAGTGCGAAGTCGAGTGGGAAGACGGCGAGCCTGTTGTGCTTGTCAGCGACGTGTACCTCGACGACCGCAGTCTGATGCAGAGTGATGACCCGCTGGCGAGAACGATCGCTGATCGCATTCAGCGCGACGCCGAAGACGATGACGCCTTCATCGAGCGCGCTGTCGATCAAGACGGGAGCTTCTCCTTTCGAGGTCTTGGCCCGAATGATCCGGATGGCCGCATGGTGAGGGTCGCAGCATGAGCGAATACCTGCTGTTGAAATGGGGAACGCTCAAGGGATGGGACATTGGTGAGAACGGGAAAGCCCGTGCCGCCCTTGCAAGGTACGCTAGCGGTCCAACGTCCGTCAGTCTGCTTTCCCAGAGCGACACAGCTGATCAGAAGGCCGCTCTTTGCGAACTGATCGACGCGATCAATGGGCCGATACGAAACGATTGGTCTGGCGAGGATATGTCGAAGGATGACGCAAAGAAATACGTCATGGAGTACCCAGCATGACCCGCCACTTCCTTCAAGACCTCACCGCCCTGCTCGCTCTCTCTGCCTTCATCATCGGCATCACCATACTTGGAGCAGTGGCATGAAGTGGAACCGCGACATCTCGCAAGCCCCCAAAGGCGGCTACGTCACCGAGACGCGGAGAGGCAAGAACGGCCAGGAAATAGCCGTTCAGGTTTACCGCGCACCGAAGATCATCGCCGCCGGGAATGGCAAGACTGTAACCGCCTCACGCTGGCTGCCTGAAGACGAGCGCGGGGGTGGCGGCCGCTGGGAGTGCTTCACTCGTGATACCCCGCCGCTTGCGTGGATGCTGTGGCCGTCGCACCCCGACGACGAGGTCAGCCATGACTGACTTCGCCCCCGCCTCATCCGACACCCTTCACCGCTGGCTAGCCCTCTACCTGGACGAGGCGGTCAAGGCCGAAATCCGCCGCGAGCTTGAACGCCGCGAGACGCCAATGAGGAAAGCAGCATGACGTCGAACACTGCACTAGACCTGCGCGAGCCAGAAACAAGCCGCGCCGTAGATGAGCCTTCCCGCTTTGCACCCGCCGAAATGACGCCTATGCAGATGGCCTATCAGCTTATCCAGAGCGGTGCCGACTTCCAGTCCGTCCGCGAGATGATGGCACTGAGCAAGGAGCTTGCCGCCGATCAGGCCAAGCGCGCATTCGACGCAGCCGTGGCGGCTGCGAAGTCTGAAATTGGTCCCGTCATCAAAAACGCCAAGGGACACAACAGCAAGGCTTACGCAAATTTCGCTGCGTACGCGAGCGCTGTCGATCCGGTTCTGAGTGAGCACGGCCTGTCCTACCGCTTCCGCACCGAACAGAATGACAAGATCACTGTCACTTGCGTCCTGTCTCACAAGGATGGGCATTCTGAGGAGAACAGCATTTCCGGCCCGGCGGATACGAGCGGCAACAAGACCGCCATTCAAGCGATCGGATCCACGCTCACTTATTTGCAACGCTACACTCTCATCCAGTCCCTCGGCCTAGCCTCCGCCGAAGACGACGACGGACAGAGCCACGGCAAGAGCGCAGAAGAGCTAGCCACGGTCAGCGAAGAACAACTGGAGACCCTGCGCGATCTGATCGCAAAAACCGGATCAGACATCGAGAAGTTCTGCGCTTACTTCAAAATCGACGCACTCCCAGAACTCCGCGCCTCGCGCTTCGAGGAAGCAATGCAATCACTCAGGAAGAAGGCGGCGAAGTGATGGAACAGCGTTCGGAAGAATGGTTTGTCGTCCGCGCTGGCAAGGTGACTGCCTCGCGTATAGCTGACGTTCGCGCCCGCACGAAAACCGGTTGGGCTGCATCGCGCAAGAACTATATGGCCGACCTTATAGCCGAGCGCCTCTCCGGCGAGCACATACCGGGGGGCACCGGAGCGGCGCGGCGATGGGGCACCGAGATAGAGCCCGAGGCAAAGCGCGCCTATGAGTTCTACAGCGATGCAGAGATTGTCGATGTTGGGTTTATCCCGCACCCGACCATTGCCGACGCTGGAGCCTCGCCCGATGGGTTGGTTGGCGACGACGGGCTGGTCGAGTTCAAATGCCCGACCGTCATCACCCACCTTGAGACGCTGGAAACCGACGCCATCGCGCCAGAGTATCTGCAGCAGATGCAGTGGCAGATGGCTTGCACCGGCCGCCAGTGGTGCGACTTCGCGAGCTATGACCCGCGCTACCCCGAAGCGATGAAGCTCTACGTCCAGCGTGTGAAGCGTGACGATGAAACGATAGCGGCGATCGAACAAGACGTGGTTGCCTTCCTCTCCGAACTGCGAGAGCGCGTCGATAGGCTCCGCTCAAAGTATGAACCCGAAACAGACCAGCTGCCTGAGGCGGTGCGTCTACTCATGGCAGGCTGAACCATGACCTCCCCCATGCTTTTCAGATATTGCGGCGAAGGCGAGTTCCGCCCTGCCTCCGAGTATTGGGGCAGCAAGGCAGACACGGCCTATGTCGTTGGAGAAGTCTACAAGCTGGCACCATGCGAAGACCGCAGCCAGGCGAGCCATAACCATGAGTTCGCGGTGATTGCCGACCTATGGGCCAACCTTCCCGAGCGCTTCAAGCATGAGCCATGGGCGCAGTCGCCGGAACACTTGCGCAAATACGCGCTCATCATGTGCCGCTACTGCGACACACAAACCTACACCTGTGGCTCCAATGCCGAGGCGCAGCGCTGGGCGAAAAACCTGCGGCCGCTGTGCGAATACAGCGTCGTGTCTGTCGAAGGAACCACGGTCTACCGCTTCATTGCTCAGTCGCAGTCCAAGCGCGCGATGGGTGCCAAGCGCTTCCAGGAGAGCAAGACCGCCGTCCTCGAATACATCGAAGACCTGATCGGCCTGGAGCGCGGTGCTTCAGCCAAGACGGAGGCAGCAGCATGAAGCGCTTACTCTCACGCCTATTCCGTCGCCGCCCTTTCGTCGTATCCGTCTCCACCTACCGGGTGAAGAAAACGGATGCTGACAAGGCCCTCGAACAGAAGACCGCAATGCTTGCCAAGGAGCTTGGCCGTCCCAACCCGCTGGCGAGGCAGTGATGGCAAGACGCGAGTTCTCACGGAAGACCAAGCGCGAAGCTTTGGAGCGCGCGGGCGGCCACTGCGAAAAGTGCAAGGCCGCGCTCAAGGTTGGCGAAGGTGAGGTTGACCACATCTTGCCGGATGTTCTGGGCGGCGAGCCGGTCCTGGCCAATGCTCAGGTGCTATGCCGCGTCTGCCATGCGCAAAAAACAGCCGACGACATTCGCCGCACCCGCAAGGCCGATCGCCAGCGCGACAAGCATTCAGGCGCAATGCGCAATAGGCCCAAGCTGGTAGGCCAAGCCTTCCCCAAGGCCAGCAAGCATCCATCCATAGACAAGAACGCCCTGCCCCCACTGGCACGGCCGCAGCTATTCAGGTGAACAAATGACCAGGCCGCTTCGCCATAGCCGCAGCGAGATCCAGAACGCCGCTCGAGTCGCGAAGGAAATGAACATGACCGTGCGCCTGGAGGCGGATGGGGCGATCACACTGATCCCTGATAACGACGCAACAATTGACAATGATGCCGCCCCATTGAAGTCTCTGGAGGCGTGGAGGAATAGAAATGCGCGTTCGTCTACCGGGCGTCCATAAGGTCAGGAAGCGCCTCGCCGACGGCTCGACCGTGTTCTACTATTATGCTTGGCGCGGCGGTCCGAGGATTATGGCTGATCCGGTCAAGGAAGAGCGGAAGTTCAACGAGGAGTTCCTGCGGATGACGCAGGATCGGCAGAACCCCCAGTTTGAAGGCCGTCTGGTTTCGATCATCCGGGCCTATATGAAGTCCCCCCATTACAAGGAACTGAAGGCCTCGACCCGCGAAGGCTACCTTCTGGCCATCCGCGCGATCGAGGCGGAGTTCTACGACATGACGGCCGAACAGATCTCGGCACAAGGAACGCGGACAATCTTCCTTCAATGGAGAGACGAGATCGCCGAGGCTCATCCGCGGAAAGCAGACCTCTACATGAGTGTCCTGCAGCGGATCCTTTGGTTTGGGCTCGATCGCGAGATGATTACCCGGCATCCCCTTGAGCGCGTGAGCAAGGTCAGCGACGGATCACGCCGAGAGATTATCTGGAAAGATGAGGAGATCGAGCGGTATCGCTCAACGGCACCGGAGCCCCTTGTGCGGGCGATGATGCTCGCTGCCTGGACAGGTCAACGGCAGGGCGACCTGCTCGCGCTAACATGGGCCGCCTACGATGGCAGAGCGATTCGCCTCCGGCAGTCCAAGACAGGCTCGCATGTGGCAGTGAAGGTGTCGGAAGAGCTGAAGACGATTCTGGACGAAGCGAAGGCGCGGAACGAGGCAAACGCGAAGCCGGCCATTACGATCTTGACGAACCAGGCGGGGAAGCCCTGGCAAACAGGCTTCAAATCGTCCTGGCGCAAGTCGCTTGCTGCGGCGGGGATAACGGGAAAGACGTTCCACGATCTGAGAGGAACGTTCGTGACGCTGGCCTACCGAAACGGGGCCTCAATCAAGGAGATTGCAGAGGTCACAGGGCACTCCGAAAAGGACGCTGAAACGATCATCCGGAAGCACTATCTCGTCTCGAGTGCAGCCGTGGAAAAGATCGAAGGAAGAACAAAAAAGTAA